TACTTTGGACAAGCTGTATACGCACCGTACTTCTGTTCGCCTGTTGCCTGCAGATCTGCAGACCTTTAAGGATATCGGCGGTGGCAACATCACCAAAGGCATTCGCAGGGCATTGTCCGTAACTCTTTCTAAATCTGATCTTATCAACTAAGGATATTTATGCTCGATCCAAACAGGAAAAACTATATTACCGCAAGCAATGTCGGTGCAATTCTGGGTCTTGGCAAATACAAAAAGCCAAACGCAGTTCTGAATGACATGGTCAAAGCGTTTCGCGGTCAACTGGAATACAAGGATAACCCTGCATTCCAACACGGTCGTGATAACGAATACAAGGGCGTGCAGTACGCCAATGAGTTCATGAAGTTCATTGCCACTGGCGCGAGTCAGATGTTCGTTACCAAAGGCTTTCTGGGCGCAACACCAGACGGCATCAGCGAAGACGGCTCAGTCGTGCTTGAGATCAAAGCACCGTTCAAGCAAGACTACTCTGCCCATAACTACGAACTGTATATGCCTGAGTATTACGCACAGATGCAAGTGCAGATGTATTGCACTGGCGCACAGCGTGCGTTGTTTGTGGTGGTCGGTAGCGATGAACAGATTAGCCATGTCTTTGTTTCGTACAATGACGCATGGATGAAAAAGCATCTTCCTACCCTGAAAGAATTCTATGACTCTTTCAGGAAGATCGTGGACACAGACTCTGACTTGGATAACGCTGATGCCAAGCGACTGTATGAACTCAACAAGCAGATCAAACAATTGCAGGCTGAATATGACCAAGTTCGTGATGCGCTATTGGCTGAAAATCCTAACGGCGGTACTTTTGGTAATGTATCTGTTTCTATCATCGAGAAAAAAGGAACAGTAGATTACAAGAAGATCGTCAGCGAGTTTGCGCCACAGGTCGATGCCGAAGCGTATCGCGGTAAGTCTTCCAAATATGCGAAGGTGACATTCAATGACGAATGAAACAAGCGCAGAAAGCAAAGCCAAGAAGATGAATGCCAAGCTGAAAAGCGAGTATGCGCATTTGTATTTACTGGCAAAGTCAGCAGTAGACAGTTGGGAAGATCCGCTAACAGCAAAACTGGATCTTGAGAAACACATGGTCGAACTTCGTAACTACATAAGGAACTGAGCATGGACATTGAAAACGATGAAGTAGATATCAACGATCTGGGCAATGTGCCGACCAAGACGCTGATTAACCTGATTACGGAAATGTGCTTGGAAGTCGAGCGCAGATACTCCGAAGACACTACGGTCAACTGACATGGATCTAGATGATGACAAGCAAGACGCACTGCGGTGGCGTTACCTGTGCGACTCTGAGCAGTTGCCGTTAGAGATGGCAATGTTGCTATCTCTTGGCGCAGATCGTCAAGCATTGAACACTGTCATTGACAAGGCAATGCAGGGCAACCGTATTGAGAGTCTGAACTAATGATCATCTGCCGAAAAACAGATAGCCCCGAAGACATCGACCGTCTGGTCTCTGTATTGAAGGCAGAGATCAAGGACAGGCTTGCGTCTGGTCAGGACATCCACTGCAAGGTAGCGAACTACATACCCAAGCGCAGTCTGGAACAGAATGACAAGATGTGGACTCTGATACACCACTTCAGCAACACGCTACAGGTGGTCGTAAACGGCGAGAGCAGGCTTATTAGCCCTGAAGACATGAAGGACTACATGACTGCTCAGTTCCTGCTCGACATGGCGTTAGAGACGAACACAGCACCGAAGTTTGCCCAGACCAAGACTGGTCACTTTATCCTGCTTGGCAGTCGCACAAGCCGATTCACGATGAAGCTAATGGCAGAGTTTATTGAGTTTTTAGAATACATGAAGGCAGAGCATGACGCTGAAGCAGATCCAAAGTGAAATTGATGTTGCCACCAAAAAGATCATTGGCAAGTATTGCTTTGCCTGTGGGCGTTCTCGACCGATTGACCAGTTCGATCTGGTAGCCAAGAAGTCGGTCACAAAGTGCCGTGACTGCCAAGCCAAGTATGGAAAGAAGAAATGATAATTCCAGACAAGTTCAAAATTGCAGGGCATACGGTGACCGTAAAAAAGAATGCCAGACTTCCGTCTGACACTCACGGTCTCTGGACTAACAGCAAAAAGACCATCAAGTTAGCCAAGTTCCCAAAAGGTACTGCCCAGAGTTACATCTACCAAGTTTACTTTCACGAACTGGTACACTGCCTGTGTGACACGATTGGGCGTACAGAATTGGGCGAAGACGAAGGCTTTGTGGATGCCATGAGCGAAGCACTGATGCAGGCTCTGCTGACATCTGATCCGAAGATGCTGAAGGATGCCGATGGGCAAGAAAGTTGATATAGTCTTAGCATATGCGCCACCGACCGTTAACCATTACTGGCTACAGCGCGGTCTACGGCGTTTCTTAACTAAAAGGGCGAATGCCTTCAGGCGCGACATTAAAGACCACTGCAAGGGTCACAGGCTTGAAGGACTGCTGTCTGTGCGCATTGACTACCATCCACCAGATCGGCGCAAGCGCGACATTGATAACATCATCAAGCCGATACTGGATGCGCTACAGCACGCAGGGCTGTTTGAAGATGATTTTCAGGTCAAAAAAATAACCGCCACCAGACACGATGTCATTAGTGGCGGTTCGTGTGTAATTACGGTGGCTGAGTTAATCGACTGACTCAGTGTTCCGATCCAGAGCATCGACCAGATCCTGCTCTGCGTACTCCAGATCGCGCTCTGCATTGCGCAGAT